CGTCGAGTGAGGCAGCTTCCCAGATTGGGTAGAAGTGCAAGCCAATGGCGTTTGAAGATGGGACGACTGCCCCTGAGATGATGTTGTTTCCATACATGAGAGAGCCAGCAACGGGCTCACGAATACCGTCAATATCAACGGGTGGAGCTGCAATAAATGCAACGATAAAACAGGTTGTAGCAGCGAGTAATGTTGGAACCATTAGTACTCCAAACCAACCAACGTACAGTCGGTTGTTAGTACTGGTTACCCAGTCACAGAAGTCATTCCAAATATTCTTTTGTTGTAGCGTAGTAATTGTAGCAGTCATGTAATTAATAGTTCATAGTTTTGTGTTGTCAAAGTAAGTAAGACCAGTTTAAAGACTTGGCTGTCTAGAGTTAAGGGGGGAATCGAACACCCCCATAAATCACCAGATAACTTTAATTAGATAAATTATGGAGGTAAAACCACATCAGTTTCAGGTAAAACCACATCAGTTTCAGTCGGTCTATCAATTATTTGATAAGCACCATCAATCCAAATTACCTCTTGAGTTTCAGAATCATGATCAGGTATAGAGTAAGGACCAGTATAACCAGCCTCACTAATCTCTAGTTCAGTAAATGTACTTGAATCAGTTCGAGTAAAGTTATTAGCAATATGTATCCGATGCGGCAAAGGCTTAGGCTCCTGACCTTTGAATGAGTATAAAATCATAGTCCATACCTCCCTTTGAGTGCATCATAGTTTTGATCAACCTCTGTTGCTGTTAGGGCTTTGTTATACAAAGAAATTACAGAAATTTGACCGTTGTAATATCTTTCAGAACCAAGCCTCAGTCCTATGTTAATATTAGAATTAGTCATGTTAAACGTCGTTGTAGTAGAACCACCGCTGTTGACACCATTTACGTAGGATTGTAATGTAGTTCCGTCGAAAGTTGTTACAATTTGCTGCCATACTCCATTACCAGAAAGGGTTGGAGAAGTTTGTCCTCCAGCCCACTCTCCAAATTGAGTGCTAGTTGTGGAGTTACCAATCCAGTGCAGTGAACCACTGTTGTATTGACCTAGAACTGCTAGCCACCACCTACCTGTATTTATGGTATCAAAATTTGCCCATACCTCTAGTGTGAATGCTGGGTTTCCAGTTCCTAATCCAGAATTGCTACGAGTTGCATAATCATTTGTCCCATCAAAATCAAAGTAACCATTGCTGTTAAAAGCAGTTCCATTGACAAGAGTTAGATTTCTTCCGTTTCCACTTATATCCGACCAAGTGGTTCCAGAGCCAGAGTAAGACAGGGGATCTGCGGCATCTACACGGAGAAGCAGACCAGAAGTGATGGGAAGGGGTATGCCCCACAATCCTTCACGCTTATACAGTGATTGTTCCCGCAGGGTGTACGAACCAGAACTAGTATCTTGTGGTTCGTTGGTCTTGCCAATTGTCCCGCCGTTATAGTTAGCCATTACAGTCCAAACCTCCCTTTGAAAAAGTCAAAATTCTGCGTGACTTCTGAATCAGTGAGGACACGATTATAAAAATTGCAAGAACTCATAAAACCATCAAATAGCGAACCAAAACTTAAAACTTTGCCACCTATTCTAGTATTTGTCCCTGTTCCAGTATATGCTCCACCGCCAGTATGAGAATTATCAAGAACACCATTTAGATAAATTTGTTTTGCATAATTGCTATTATCTAAGGTATAAACAACATTATACCAAGTTCCAGTGCTTAAAACTTCTGTTCCCTGTAAATCATCACCATATAAACCAAAATGTATTCTTGTGTTTCTTTGAGTTAAATGTAGTCCTTTTCTCGTCGCATTAGATCCATGTTGCAATAAAGGTCTATCATCAGCACCTGTTGTTGCTGTACCTAAAGTGTCAAAATTTACCCAAAAACTAGCAGTCCAGTTACCCTGCCAAAAACTATCAGATAATGAAGAAGTTTCTGATACATATTCATTGGTTCCATTAAAAGTTAAACTCCCACCATTAGCACTATCGAAATTAGCACCATCCATATTGATAAGAGTTCCATTATTCCCATTACCACTCAAGTCAGTCCAAGTTGTTCCAGTACCAGGGTAAGAATTTGTGTCTCCTGCGTCTAAATACAAACTCAAGCCTGCAAGGACTAGAGGGTTGTCACCAGGCCACACAAACGTCCGTCTTAATCGGCTTACCTCAGGTATTGTCCAGACTCCTGATGCTTTGAACCCCGTAGTTCCTGCATCAAATATTGCAGTGGGCGGTGTGAAGTTGGCGGTGTATCTTGCGGTTCCATTTGTCACTCTAATTCCTGCAAGCCTGCCTCCATCAAAAGCGTTTGCACTTCCATCTGTACCAATTTGAAAAGGCGCCGTGGAGTCATTAATTATAGATGCAGTTGTCGTTATTGTTGTAGCTAAAGTGCCTGCAATAAATATTCTAATGCTAGAGCCTTGTCTGCAAACTGCATAATGAGTCCAGGTATCTGCCCCAAGCGCAACACCTGTATCCACGGCATTCGCTATGTCCCAAGACGATCCGTTTGAGGTTCCATAGAGAAAGAATCTGTTGCCAGTGTAAAGGGTAAAATAAAGATAACGAACCGCACCTCCTGATCCTCTTCTTTTTCCAAAAATATTCCTAAATGTGTTGTTGCTGCTTGCGCTGTATCGATATACCCACCCTTCAATCGTAAAATTGTTAGTGCTTAGGTCAAATTGTCCTTGATCCGGGACGCTGAATACGTCATTATCAAGGACAGAATAAGAATCCCTGTTGAAGTTCTGGGTAGTAGAAAGGTCAACTCCTGTAGCGGTTACAGTAGCGGCATATTTACTACCATCAACAAAATCACCGCCGTTTAAGATTAAGCCAACATCATCGTAATCAGGATCGGAACTGGGACTGACGATTCCATTTTGCTCGATTACATTCTTAGACCCCAGCCTTCCGCCGTTAAAGCCCAGCATCAAGAAATATCCTCATAACCAATAACTAACTCAAGATCACTTGCAGCACTAGCCAATGCTCTCAAACTATCTCCTTCCTCTAGATAAAAATACGTGTCTTTTGTGCTGATCAGCTGTGTTGCATCAGCTGGAACTGTAATTGTTTTTGCTAAATACCTATCTGTTGTGCCATCGTAAATACTTACGCTAATGTCTGCTGTGTTTACACCGTCAACATTAGAGCAAAAAATTGAGTTGACCTTAAGGACTTTATTACTGGATGCAGCATTGGATAGTGCCGCCCCAATCGTGGTAGTAACTGCGTAACGTGCAGTTTTGCCCGTAATTGTGGTAGGGCTTTTTAAATTTGGTGCTGTCATTAGAAAATCATTCCTGCAATTACTGGATCAACTCCGACTGAGCCACCTCCGCCTCCGGCATTAACCCATTGAGTATTATAGTCAGTGCCATCAATTTTAGATAACACTTGGTTTGCTGAACCACCAGCTGGTACGCCTTGACCGTCAGCCCCGTCAGCCCCTGCTGCACCAGTAGCACCAGTAGCTCCAGTAGCTCCAGTAGCTCCAGTAGCTCCAGTAGCACCAGCAGGTCCAGTAGGTCCAGCAGGTCCAGTAGGTCCAGTAGCTCCGGTAGCTCCGTCATTACCAGCCGGACCTTGTGCGCCGTCAGAACCGTCAACGCCGTCAGCTCCTGCTGGTCCTTGTGGTCCGGTTGCGCCGTCAGCACCGTCAGCTCCTGCTGGACCTTGTGATCCTGTGGGACCAGCCGGGCCTTGTGCTCCTGTGGGACCAGCCGGTCCTTGTGGTCCGGTAGCTCCATCATTACCAGCCGGTCCAGTAGCTCCGTCATTACCAGCCGGGCCTTGTGGTCCGGTCGCACCGTCAGCACCGTCAGAACCTGCTGGTCCTTGTGCTCCTGTGGGGCCAGCCGGACCTTGTGCGCCGTCAGAACCGTCAGCACCTGCTGGACCTTGTGCGCCGTCAGAACCGTCAGCACCGTCAGCTCCTGCTGGACCAGTTGGTCCACTCGCACCTTGTGGTCCAGCCGAACCTTGTGGTCCGGTTGCACCTTGTGGTCCAGTATCACCTTGTGGTCCTGCGGGACCTTGTGGACCTTGTGCACCATCAGCACCTGCTGGTCCTGTTGCACCTGCTGGTCCTTGAGGTCCTTGCGGACCAGTTGGTCCTTGTGGACCAGGCTCAAGTACAACTAGATCTAGCTCACCTGTAATAGGGTTAAACTGAAATGGCATTAGATCCTCACGTATTTACAACATTGTAAACTTCTTTGTAAGAACCATCTTGACCTTGTTTAATTTCAGAAATTAACTCTTGATTAGATCCAATCTTATATTCTACATTAGTAGTTTGTACAGGATATACATTATATTGTGCTAGAACATGATTAGTTATAGGTTCTGGGAAAGACACATGAGGATATTCTTCATATAATGATTCTAGATCAAATGGATAATCTTGAACCCCATTAAAAACTCTCAAGTATTTCATAGTTTTACTCCAATTAATTGTCCATTACATCTCCAGATTTCTACAACTGATAAGTCATTTAGTTTAGGTGCTGATCCAGAAGTCCAATGAATTTTTGGCCAAGTAATACTAAAGCCGTTTTTGTTGGCAATAGTAACACGTACAATACTACCTTCTTTAAAATTGCTTAATGAAATAGTTTGGCTTTTAGATAGTACAAGTGTTTGTAAAAATCCTTGTGAAGCATCAATAGAATCATTAACTACACTACAGCCATAACTAACATACTTCAATGTTTTATTGATTAGTGTTTGTTCTTCTGATAGTTTGACTAAACTTGACAAAGGCAAACTTGTTTCCCAGCTTTCTCCATTTGAAACAACAACACCAGGTTCAGGATATTCAATATCTGAATCACCCTTTACACCTTGAATACCTTGCTCCCCTTGTGGACCCTGTAAACCTACATCACCTTTATCACCTTTTTGACCTTGTGGTCCAGTAGCTCCATTCAGCCCGTCACGACCAGGAATACCATTAAGACCATCTATACCATCTTTACCAGCAACACCAGGAATACCAGGTTCACCAGTTAAACCGTTAGCACCTCGTTCACCACGTGGTCCTCGTGAACCATCCTTACCTGCTGGACCCGCTGGACCGGTTTCACCTGGTTCCCCTTGCTTACCATTAGTACCTGGTTCACCTTTTTCACCATTTTTACCAGGCAAACCTGTAATAGCAAATGCTCCACTAGACTTCCAAACTGTTCCGTTATAAATGAAGACCTCGCCTTCTGCGCTGGTTACATATACTTCACCCTTAACAGCTTTTTTAGGTAGTGAAGCTTTGTCAGAAACAATACCATTAACAGCAATTTTGGCTGAAATTTTTTGAAGTCCACCAGCGGGATTCATATTAATCATAATTTAACTTTTGACTACAGTTAAAACATCATCATTGACATTGTATGTCATGGTAAGTGTAGCAACAATTTCTCCAGTAGCACCACCTCTCCGGTATTCAACCTGAGTAAGGTTAGTACCTGTATAAGTGTTGCTAACATAATCATGGTCTGGGATAAATAGACCGCCTTCCCTTCGTACTAATTCTCTCATTGTGCTAAATGTTTTTTAAATTTAAAATTTATATTTAATTCCTGTTTTAACAGTTGTACCGATAGGTTCACCAAGATCCATACCACCGCTAGTCAAGAATTTAAATTCACCGTAAGCACCAAGACAATCATTAAACTGTGTCTTGATACCTACTTTACCAGAGGCTTCAGTAGTTGTTGCTTTACCATCAGGCATTACAAAAGCTGGTCCACCTTGGATATAATATTTTGTTGATTCACTGAAGCTTCCTTCATAACCAACATCATTACGCAACACAGTTTTATTAAAATCTACACCAGTAGACTTAGACTCACTTTCGATGTTTACGTAAGGACCGGCAACAGCGGAGGTAGAAAGGATAGCAGCTGCGGGGAGGATAGCAAAAATTTTCATTGTAATTTATTTAAAAAAGAATAAGTGTATTGTGTTCGTTTACCGTGAATACCCCAGCCTAACCAGTAGTAAGCAGCATTCATATAATAAGGAACTGTTTGATGATTGGTTTGAAATGCATAAAGATCATCTCTAAACCTCATCTCATTAATCATATAACGAGTCTGACCTTCTACTGAAGAAGGATCACACTTGTATTTTTTACAGAACAAACCAAGACCATCATAACGTGCTTTGGTTGTCCATTGAATTAAACCATAACCACCACGAAGACATCTATCATAAGGAACGATAGCACCGCCTTCACAAACATTAGGTTTAAAGTTAGATTCCTGTTGGATGTTACCCATAATGACCGCTAGTGCTGTACGGTCTGTCACACCAGCAGAAGTCTGTAGTTGTTCTAGAACGTACTGCTGTGGTGCAGTACATTGTGGGCAATCAATCATTTTTTCTTAGCAGTTTTAGCAGCTCGTTTAAAGTTAGCAGCACTAGGAGCACCTTTGCTGCCTGGCTTACGCATCTTTTCATTAGAGCCTTGTTTGATACGCATTCGTTTTGCGTGGATGTTAGCGTAGAGACCTTGTTTAGCCATTACCAAATACCAGGGATCAGTTGACCAGTTAGTGCATACGCTCCCAGCGCAGCCATCACACCTAGCATAGCCAGGCGACCGTTAAGCATCTCAGCTTTTTCGTTATGAGTCACAGTGTAATCTTTGTCAGTGTACATGGTGGGTTCTTTTGCAAAAAGGTTTTGTTGTCCGTGTTCGTTGGTGGTAACAGTCATTAGAATGAGATGTCAGAGTTTTCTAGTTTACGCATAATGTCTGATCTGTAAGCAGGGTCTTTATCATAACGTGGGTCTGACATAGCTTTAACAAGTTCAGCCTGACTACGGAATGAATCATTCTTTTGATTAGAACCTTTACCTGTCAACAGTTGACCTTCTTTACCTTCAGCATCAGTATATTTACCATACAATGCTTGTACTGCAAAGAAAATTGAGTTAGGATTACCATCTGCCATAACAGCATCATACATCTTTACCTCTTCTTTAGATAAAGATTCACTAGCCCAATCAATCATTGACTTATAAGCTTGTTTACCACCAACCATTTCAAACAATTGATCAGCTTGTTCTTCAGAAAGAACTTCTTTACTAGATTCTTCTTGCTCTTCTTGGTTTTCTAGTACTTCTTCGGGGGCTTCTTCTTGCTCCCCTTCTTCACTGGTTTCGGATTCATTTTTTGGTTCTCCTAATTTACTTTGTAGTTCAATGTAAGCTCGTTCTAGTGCTTCTGCATTTTCAAACTTACCTGCTAGTAGCTGTTGTTTTTCCCCTTCAGCAGACTCGGCAACAGCTAGAGAGTCTTGCTCATCAGCATTTAGTACTGGCTGATCAGCTGGGGTTTCATTCATTGAAAGAACTTCTGCCATATTATTGTGGTGGTTGTTGTTGTTGTTGCATCATTTCAGCTGATGCTTGCTCACGTTTTTGATCTACTGAAGCTAGTTGTCCAGCTTGTTGAGTCATCATCATTTCTTGTTGCTGTTGAGCAGCAGCTTGTTGTTCTTGCTGAATCTCTTGCATACTCTTAACAAGATTTAATGTATCAATACCAGACGAAGCAGCCAAACGTTTGACAACTTCTTCAGGATTAATATATTCTTGAATAGCTTGTGGTCCCATTGTTTGTGCAATGACAGTAAGGAACTGTGCAAGGCTTTCACGATCTTGACCACGACCAAGTGCATTAATACCAGCTACAATAGTAGGCTTAACAATATCACCTTTAGGTAGACGTGGGATCTCTCCTGTCTTTTGAGAAACAGAAAGTTTTCGATCCAAATAAGGTACAAGAAATTCAACAGTAAGTAAACTGAATAGTCCACCTAATTGTTGTTCTAGTTCTAGCTGTGTCATACGTACTTCTTCAGCAGTAGTACGTTCACTATTCCTTACGTTAAGAACAAGGAATGCATCACTGATACGTTGGGATAAACCTCCTACCATTTGATAAGCAGTTTGAAAGTCAGCCGTTTTACCAACCTGTACCACACCAATATCATCAGGTCTACCTTGAATGATAGCTCCGTTACCTGCTTGTGCAAGTGTCTGAGGTTTGGTTGTGCTGGAGGGTGAAACGGTAAACACTACCTTAGCAGCAGCTGCACTCCCTTCTACAAGGGCTTGTGACAGAGCTTCAAGTGACTTCAAATCACCAATGAATTCTTCAACACGTCCACGTCCATAGGCTTCACCATCAACATGGTTAAACCTAAGTGGAAGCCAAGGGTTAGCATTAACAGGTGCTTTACCCATTGACTTAGGAAGTATATCATTATAAACCTCCTGATGCCAAACCCATCTGTTGTTGTCCAGCATTACGTGAGTATAAACATCACATTCATCAGTGGGATAATCAGTCAAGTCATCCTGATTTGCAGAATTAGTATAACTGTTATCTTTAAAGTTATCTTCTTTTTTATAATCAGGGTAAAATTTTTTAAGTAATTTTTTAGAGATTGTTTCTTTTGTTACAATTTCAATAACATTACCACTACCATCTCTATCTACAACATAACGGTTCAAAGGATATAGTTTTAGTCCATCCTTTCCCATATAGATAAGAGCATTACCAGCAACGACTAAATGCTTTAGTGCTTGGTGAACAATAACACGATCAGTAGAAGCTGCAATAGATTCCATAATCGTACGTTCAACTTTAGCAAACGACAAGTCAAGTTCTGATCTAATATCTGGTCCTAGTTCTCCAGGAATGTTAATATCATTTACTTGTAGCTTAAAGAAACTAGTTTGTGGTGGTAGCAAAGCAAGCATTAATTTACTTGCAAGCGTCACCACACCTTTAGCTCCTACACTTTGCCACGGTGTAATGAGATTACGTGCACCTTTATAAGATGTTTCTTCTCCACGGATTAGATAAGGAAGAGTTAGATCTGCTGCTTGTCTAGCAGTATTTAGAAACTGGGAGCGGTCCGAAGACAATCTCTCATAACGTGATTGAGCAGTCATTATACATTAATACCAAACATAGAACTAAGGATTGCACCAGGGGATAGTCCTGTTGAAACTTGTGGTTTAATTTGCATTGCTTTACGTTTAAATGCACCTGTGCCTCCCTGTGAACCAGGTAATCTAGAAGTGCTTTGCAATTGTAATTCAGCTGTTCTACTTCCAGCAAGCTGGTTTCGTTCTGCATTTCTACTAGCAATTTCCATTGCTCTTAAACGTTGCTGTTGAGCAGCAGCTTCTTTTTGTTGTTGAGCTTCAGCTCTAGAAGCTATTCTGTCTAATTCTTGTTGTCTTGCTGCTGCGTCTTGTTCTTGCTTTGCACCTATCCTCACTTTTTCATATACACCACCGCCAGCGCCCGGCCTATTGGTTTCTGCAAGTGTATTAGGATTAGCATCCAAAAATTTAAGAAGGTCTTGATAACTAAAACCAGATGTCAGATTACCTTGAATATCTGCATCACCAAACATAGTCCTAGATCTTTCACTGGGACCTCCAGTAAAAAATTTTGGATCATAAAATTCTGTGGAAACCTTAGGATTTTTCATTAATTTTCATCCATGTATTGAATGACCCACTCAACGACACTACGTTGACCAGACCTGTACATAATTTTTTCCATTGTATCTTCAGGGTTAGGGTTTACTGGTGGAAATGCTTCATCTAATTTAGATAGCATAGCATTTGCTGTCATGCCACGTACATCAAGTAAATTTAAATCAGGCATATTGTGGAAGGTTTACATTACTGTGTTCAAAGAAGGCAGGCATTCTAGCAGCTTTAGTATCAGAAAGCTCAGGTGCTTTACCTTCATACATTAATCGATCACTAGAATCCAGCCAAAATTTTTTGTCCAAATATTTATCGGTATTGCTACCCAAAGGTTGCATTACCCAATTGATAGTTGCCTTGCGGAGTTTATCAAGACTAGGGCTGACAGTAAGCCCCAGCTCCCGACAAACAAGGCTATTGGCAGCAACGTGAATTTGTTCATCTCTACTTATATCCGCACTAACTGTTCGCATTCCAGCGTCACCATTAAAGCGGAAGAATGGTAGAAGAACGAAGAAAATTGCACGCTCGGCAACCATTGCTTTGAGGATTGTGTGATCAGGATGCGAAGTCCAAGCTTCCCTGAGCCTAATAGCTTCCGATTCAGCTTTTTCGTTAACACCGTAAGCATTGGCAATGTAACCAAGTGCCAGGTCGTGATTTTCCTCGTCGGTGACATTTGATTCCAGTAACTCCCTCGATAGTTTTGGTACGTCGGTAGCCAATCCATCACGGATAAAATCTCCCACAGGTAGTTCCATATGTCGCAACGCAA